ATGGGGCAGTGCAGAGAAAAGTGAATGCGTTGATGAGATAGTAGGAAGCCTGCTGTTATCTGTGGAGAAATCTGCGGATGATGGCAGGCTTATTTTCATATATATATATTCGCGAAAATTACAAGAGATGATGGGAAAAAGTGGGAGTTATCAATGCATAACATATGAATGCCAGAATTATTGTTATAATTGAAAAATCTTGATACAATCATTTCAAGCAAAAGATCTGTTGCAAACTTAATGGAAAGAAGGTGATCCTTTGATTGGACACGGCATAGATGTACATTACGAGAATACTCATATAAACATGGTGTTATTTCCTGATGGAAGAAATATATGTTATCATGCTGGAAATATGCTGTTAGAAATGTCTAAAGAGGAAACTAAATATTTATTGATTGAAAAGTTAAAAAATATGATTCATAGTTTTCCAGATTATACAACTTCTTTAAATATTGAGAGTGTTACAAATGCGCTCAAGTGGCTGTATGGTACTGTTGAGTGTGAAGATTTACCTGTTGCAACGGAAATCTTTAGAAGCTGTTATTCTGAGATTGTAAAGATGATACTGGAGGATGAAAGAGCTGTAATTGAGTGTAACTGTGTAGGAGATTTTTTAATGAAATGCTATCAAAAATTTAGCGAATGTATGGGGATTTTTTGGTTTGGAGTGGATTCATTAGCAAATGTGAATAGCAATATTGAAGATCCTTTATCTGAGGAAATGGTTGCATTGATAAAAAAAGATGCTGACAGGATGTATCCGGTTTTTAGCAAAAAATGCAGTAATCGGAGAGTGAAGAAAACAGAAGAATATGAAGTCAGAGAATGGACGACTTTCAATCTAAAAATGCCTATACAGGTCTTGGAATTTGAATATTGCCGGATGAAAAAGACGGGGAATCTTCTAAAAAAATGTGCAAATTGTGAGGGGTACTTTATAGCGAAGAACAGGAAAATGATTTTCTGTGAAAATCCTTCTCCACAGAATTCGAATAGAAACTGTAAAGAAATAGGACCGCAAATACGGAGACAACAAAAGAGAAAAACAGATATGGAAGAGAAACAGTATCACCGCGATTACACAAGTAAAGCAATGGCTGCAAAAAGGGCTCGCGATAAGGGAGAAAGCGATGATCACTTTTATGATGAAATGAGAAGATTATCGGAAGCACATAAGGAAAGTAAGAAAGGAATTAAGGATAATGGATGAAAAACAAAGTAGTTTAAGTGATGAAGTTATTATTGAAATCGTACATAGCATTAAGGATATTGTTATTGAACTTATAGACAAGGCATTTCCGAAAAAAGAAAATAAATAGGAGGAGCGAATGAAAAGATCAGAAATAGCAGAATTTATAGAATCAATGGAAAAGATTGGTGACAGCTGGACGGAAGAACAGGTAGAGGATGTGTATGGGGATATGAGCCTTAAAGAGGCTCTGGCAGACAGAAAGGCTAGTGTTGGAAGAATGATAGATATTATTGGAAAAATAATTAATAAGTAAAGATGATAATAATGAAAACCTGTTATTGTTTGTAGAGATATCTGCAAATGGTAGCAGGTTTTTTATGGGATAAATTTGTGGTGGTATATCTGAGGGGAATATGGTAGAATAAAACAAACATATATTCGATTACGCAAGGGCGGTGTATAATATTGACAAAGGCAGAGAAAATACAAAAAATTCAGAAAATATTGGAATTAAAGAATCCGCAAGAGAATCTGTATGCAGATCTGTTAAAGACAATGGGGGATCTGAAAAATAATTATGGGGATTATATGATTACGGAGCCGATTGACTGTGATGAAGAATTGGAACGTATTCCGAGGGCAGATTATGAGCTTTGTACAGCATTACTGACAATGCTGCTGAGAGAGGATCATTTTTTCAATGGTTCTTTTGAACGGAGATTTTCCGAGGGGCAGGTGATTCCGGTTCTGGTGAGGATGAAGGATGTTTTGAAAAATGAAACATAACTGGTGCAAGATAAGGAGTAGCGATTAAGATGCAAAAATTTTTTGAAAAAAAATTAGAAAAATATAATTGTAAATTTGATTTATTAGATGAACTTGTTGAAAAACAAGAGGAGGCAAGCAATTATTATGCATGGGTAAGAGATAATTATAAAAAATATTTTATAGGTGCGGATTCATTAACAAAAAGCAAATTTTGCATTAGATACTATAGAGCAAAAAAATTACTGTATTCTTCAGTTAAAATGTTAATAGAAGCTAAGTGCTCTTTAGAAAATGAATGCATAGTTGGATATTATTATTTGATATATTATGCTTTATTTCAGGCGATGCAGGCAAATTTGATTATTTGCATTCATTATGATGATAATAAAGTTATTCAATTAACTCATGAAAATGTAAAAATATACTTTGACGAAGAATTCTGTAAGAATAAAAAATGTCCATTGGATGATGAAATTATCTCTTTAATTGAAGATTTAAGAAAGTTTAGAGAGTATTACTCTTATGCTATGCCATTTAATTTATCCGATAAAGCCATAATTGATATGGATAAGGTAGAATATTATATAAGCATCTGCATTCAGTTATTTAATTTGCATTGTTTTATTATATGGAATGATGTAACTAAATCAATAGAATTTGATTACATAAATGAAGATGAAATAGAATAGTATTTTAAACAAGCATGCAATCGGCTTGGATATGATTGCTTTACAGATGAGGCAGATAAAAATTTTTGGAATGAGTATAAGCATATTGGTGGAATGGATATAATGCCGCCATCTTTGACATTTAGTCACGATTTTGATGAATTTGGTACATATGATAGTGATGTTTATGAGGCGATGAGAATACAAAGAACGCAACGATTGATTGCGAGAGCATTATCATTTTTTTATGATACTATAGGGGGAATATGAAAATATTAGTTGATGCAGATGCCTGTCCAGTTGTAAGAATCACGGAGCAGGTGGCAAAGGAAAAAGGAATATCGGTTACACTGCTGTGTGATACGAACCATGTGTTGCAGTCTGATTACAGTGAGATGATCACGGTGGGAGCTGGAGCGGATGCGGTTGATTTTAAGTTGGTGAGCATTTGCCAGAAAGGTGATCTTGTGGTGACGCAGGATTATGGTGTTGCGGTCATGATACTGGGAAAAGGTGCTTATGGAATCCATCAGAGCGGAAAGTGGTACACCAATGAAAATATTGACCAGATGCTGATGGAGCGTCACATGGCAAAGAAAGCAAGGAATGCAAAGAAGAAACATCATCTGAAAGGACCGGCGAAAAGGACTGCGGAGGATGATCAGCATTTTGAGGATTCTTTGAGAAGACTGATTGATTCCATAAAAAGTGAATAAAGTATATCAGGAAAAGCCTGTTGCTGTTTGCAGAGAAATCTGTGGATGGCAGCAGGTTTATTTTTTTTGTCCGGAAAGTCAAAAAATCAGGAACCAGGACTCCTTGGAACAGTAGGAGGTGGTTTCTGGATATGGGAAAAATTGAACTGATCGATACCGGCAGACTGACGGAGAAACAGGCCAGGTTAAACATGGAAAAGTGTGCAGAGTTTCTGGCAAGAATGATCCAGAAGTACGGGAATTCTGTCCTGGGGGAGATTGAGGAGAGAAATGCACAGCTGCAGGGGAAGTGATCGAGTGTGCCGGTGGTCTTTTGGGGCTGCCGGTCTTTTTGTGCTATGGGAACCGCATAGGGAAAGGCAACTTTTGGAGTGATATTTTTGGTCGTTCTGCGAGTTGGCGGTAAGTGCTGACTCCGATATATTATATGCAAGGCAACCGTATGACGATGGGCAACCGAAATGAGGTGGACATTTGAGAAAGAAATGTTACATATATACCCGTGTTTCTACGGCAGTGCAGGTGGATGGATACAGTCTGGAAGCACAGGCAGAAAAACTTCGGAAGTATGCCGAGTATAAAGACATGGAAGTGGCCAGGGAATATTGTGATGCGGGCAGATCCGGAATAAGCATCAAGGGCAGGCCGGCTTTTATGGAAATGCTGGATGATGTTTCCAGTGAGAAAGATGAGATCTCCTGTGTCCTGGTTTTTAAGTTATCCCGTTTTGGAAGGAATGCGGCGGATATTTTGAAGTCCCTGCAGCTGCTGATGGATTTTGATGTGGATCTGATTTGCGTGGAGGATGCCATTGACAGTTCCACGCAGGGCGGACGTCTGACACTTGCTATCCTGTCGGCTGTGGCAGAAATGGAGCATGAGAATATTACAGTCCAGTTCACGACGGCGAGGATGCAGAAGCTGATGAATGGGGGATGGCCGGGCGGCGGCGTGCCGTATGGATATGTGAGTGTGAATAAGGAACTGATGGTGGTTCCTGAGGCGGCGGATCTGGTGAGGATGATTTATCAGAAATATCTGGAACCGGATATGATGCTGAATACGGTTGTGGGCTGGATGAATGAGAATGGTTATAAGCGTGTGGTGAAGGGAGAGGATAAGGTTATCACTTCGGATTTTGTTTCTTCGGTGCTGGGAAATCCTATTTATTATGGGATGATCGTATATAATAGGCGGACAAATTCTGAGGAGATTAAAAAGAATCCGAAAGAGGTTATTTCCATCAGGGGCAGACATGAGGCGATTATTTCGGAAGATGTCTGGATGCGGGTACAGGAAAAGCGGAAGAGCTTGAGAAGACCGCAGAAGAAGGTGGATGATCCGGAGCGGATCAGTCTTCTGTCCGGATTGGTGAAGTGTCCGGTGTGCGGAACAGGGCTGGTTACAAAAAAGAATAAACGGAAGAACAGCAATCGTGGCGGCTATTATAAGATTGTTTATTCTTATGGGTGCCGGAATTATCGTAAGAGTGCAGGGCGTGTCTGTGACTGCTGGCGGACATACAATCAGGAGAAACTGGATAAGGCTGTGATGGAGATTGTGGGAAAGGTGACAGAAACAAGGGAGTTCCGTCAGGCAGTTATGGATGTGGTTGGGGACAGGAGTTCGCTGGATGCCTGTGAAGCGGATCTGAAAAGAACCAGAAAGGAACTGCACAGTCAGGAGCATCTGAAATATAAGCTGGGGATGGAACTGGACAATCTGGATATTTTTGCAAAGGACTATGACGGAGAATATGAGGCTGTTCAGGCAAAGATTGACGGGGCTTATGACCAGATCGAATGTCTGGAGGAGAAGATCCGGAAGCTGAAAAAGAAGATGGAGGCTTTGAAGAAAGGGGTTCGTTCTTCTGATAATATACGAAAGATTCTTGATAACTTTGATCTGCTGTTTGAGAGAATGAGCTGTGAGGAACGCAGGGAACTGTGCAGGCAGTTTATTGAGCGGATTGATGTTTTTTCTGAGGAAAGGGAAGATGGCAGGATCCTGAAAAAGATTGTTTTCCGTTTTCCTGTTTATTATGAGAGCGATGGAAAAAGAAAAGTGAATGATGAGCCGGATGAAATGGTGACTTTTGCAGTGGACTGTACGGAGCATCAGGTGACGGCTTCTGAGGCGAAAGCGACTTACGTAGAGATCTGTGCATATGTGAAAGAGAAGTATGGGATGAATATTCCTACATTATATATAGCGCAGGTGAAACGGAAGTATGGTCTGGATATGGGGAAAGCGTATAACAAACCAGCGAAAAATAAGAATCATGTGCCAGTCTGTCCGGTGGAAAAGGAAAAGGCAATTCTGGATGCTTTGAAGCATTTTCGGATGCTGGATGAGGATGTGGAGTACAGGAAGGAGAGTGCAGAGTGAAGAAAAAATGTTATATTTATATCCGTGTTTCTACGGCGATGCAGGTGGACGGTTACAGTCTGGAGGCGCAGAAGGAACGGCTGATTAAGTTTGCGGAATTTCAGGACATGGAAGTGGTCAGGGAATACTGTGATGCAGGAAAGTCCGGAAAGAGTATTACAGGCAGACCGGAGTTTCAGCGGATGCTGCAGGACGTGTCTGAGGAACGTGACGGGGTGGCGTTTATTCTGGTGTTTAAGCTGTCACGTTTTGGAAGGAATGCGGCGGATGTTTTAAATTCCCTGCAGTTTATCCAGGATTATGGTGTGAACTTGGTCTGTGTGGAGGATGGGATTGATTCCTCTAAGGATTCCGGCAAGCTGACCATCACGGTGCTGTCGGCAGTGGCTGAGATTGAAAGGGAGAATATTCTGGTCCAGACAATGGAAGGAAGAAAGCAGAAGGCCAGAGAGGGGAAATGGAATGGCGGGCAGGCTCCTTTCGGATATGATCTGGATTCCAGGAACAGCACTCTGGTGGTGAATGAGGAAGAAGCGGAGATTGTGCGGATTATTTATGACAAGTTTGTGCATACGGATATGGGGGCAGATGCTATCTGTAATTATCTGAACCAGAGAGGTTATACGAAGAAAAAGGTACGAGGGCATGAACTGAATTATTTTGCCAGAGGGCTGATCATGAAGATTCTGGATAATCCGGTTTATACAGGGAAGATTGCTTACGGGAAGAATGTTACGGAGAAGGTGAAGGGAACGAGGGATGAATACCGGCGTGTGAAGACTGATGATTACCTGCTGGCAGATGGACTGCATGAGGCGATTGTGGATGAAGAGACGTGGGAGGCGGCGAGAGAGAAAAGGAAGAGGACGGGGGTTAGATTTGTTAAAACTCATAGTCTGGAGCATGAACATATTTTAACTGGATTAATCAGATGTCCTCTTTGCGGCGGTGGAATGAGTGGAACTGTTCAGCGACGGCAGAATAAGAAAACTGGGGAATACAAAGATACATTTTATTACAGATGTCATCACAGAAAAAAAGTCGATGGAAAGATTTGTGATTACAAGCCGATGCTGAACCAGAAAATGTTTAATGCAGAAGTAGAGGAATTTATCCGGTATATGGTTGCGGGGGATGAGTTCCGGAGGTTTGTGCAGGAAAAACTGGAAGAGAAGGTGGATGTTTCTGCTTTGGAAACTGAGAGGGAGCAGCTGCAGAAACAACTGAAACAGGTACAAGGGTCGAAGCTGAAACTGATACAGATGCTGGATCGCCTGGATACTGGGGATAAGCATTATACGAGAAAATACCAGGATATGCAGGACAGGCTGGATAACCTGTATGATAAGGTGGCAGAGTTTGAGGAGGCGATGAAAGATATTGATGCTAAGATTGGGGCATCTTACGGGAAAGAAATTACGGGTAAAAAATTGTATGAATTTCTTCTGGATTTTGATATACTGTATGATAAAATGACAGATATGGAAAAGAAAGAATTTATGAATACATTTATTGAGAAGATTGAATTGAAGAATGAAACTGTTAATAATGGGACAGGTCAGGGTTCGCGCATTGAACATATTGATCTTGCGTTTCCGGTGTATTATGGAGATTGTAAAGGGACAAGAATTCGTATGCCCGAGGAAAACACAGTCGAGACGGTAGTACTGCTTTCCCACAAAAAGCCAGACGGACATATCAACGTAAAAGTTGAGTTTGGTGAGGGTGAGGGAAAAGTTCCGCTTGATAATATCGCTAAAAGAGCCGAAGAATACAAGCCCAAGGAACGAGTGACCTACAAAATGATAAAGGAGTACATAGAAGCTAAATACGGCTTCAAAGTACATACCGCATATATCGCAGAGGTAAAGAGAGATTTAGGCTTGCCAATGTATGATGCTCCTAATGCGGTAGAAGAATTGAAACAGCCGAGGAAGCATCCGACAGCAGAGAAGGTGGAAGCGATAA